ATCGTTTAACGTATTTATCCCTATCTTTTTCAGATAGATTGTGCGCAAGTGCCGCATTGATATATGCTATTTCACATTGGACATCTTTCATCTTATGCAATAAGATAATGATGCGTTTATAAGCGTGTGCATACGTATGAAACAAATCTGAATGAGAATTTTCACCCATTGCAATACATCTTTTGTATGATGATATTGCTTGTTCTATATCGCCTTGACTTTCGTATTGCATACCATCTATACGATATGACGAAATTTCTTCGTATTCTTTATTCCACAAATCTTGTTTAGCCTTTTGGCTTTGTATTTCGTCTATGGCGGTATTTCTAATATCGGTTTCTTCAACACCTTGCAAGAAACACTCCGTAAACAAAGCCATAATATCCTCGGGGATAAGCGAACCATACTTAGCTTGGAAGTCTTGGATGTTTACTCTCATAGCTTTATAATTTCTTTATACACGCCAATAATTCAAGCACACAAATGTTATGGCTCGACAAACACAGAATCATAAGGAATCGATAACGAATCTTCCGTATGTCTTTGTTGTGTTCCATTCGTGGTTGTATGGTTGTTTAGTCCTGCCAACAACATAATAATACCTGCTATGCAAGATACAACGAAACTAACTATTATTAACCATGCAGCAAATGCACACACCGTAAGTTTCTTGTTAATCTGCTTGAGTTGCACAAGTTTCTCGTCTTCAATTTTCTTCAATTCTTCAACTTCCATAAATAGTACTATTGTTTTGTTTAAAAGAAATCAACCTACAATCACCATATAGGATTTATTTAACGCTCATACACATCAATACCCGATAAACACCATACACGTCCTCAAACGACACTTCAAACGGTGGATATTCGGGGTTGATGGACTTGCACACCACGGCATCCTCCTTTTCAGACGGGAATAGCCGTTTAATAACCGTTCCATTGCAGGTGTCAAGCACATATACCCTCCCCCAATCAATGAATGCCTTTTCGTTTATCCGCTTAATAAGAATTTGAGAACCCGATGGGTATTCGGGGGCCATGGAGTCGCCCGACACGGACATTGCAAAATCCGCACCCTTTATCGGAGATATTATTTTTTCGCATTCGCTATCCTTTACCGAAACAACAAAATCGTTGAACGAGCCGCCTTGTGCAGAGATAGGAAGTAAAGGAATAGTATATATATCGTTGCCATCTTCCAATGCTGTAACCCTATCGCCCATATCGGCTATTTCCTTAGCCGCCTTAGCATCTTCCCCACCGCAGCCGCGATAGTTGTTTGTGGTGGTGTTATTGTTGTTGCTGCTGCTGTTGTTCTGTGTGGTGGTATTGTTATCACCAATGACCGTTTGGTTACGCTCCTTTATAATAGCGTCCGTATCACCTGCAACCATTACGCCCTCGCCTAAACACAACCATTCAAGGCTAAAAATATCCCCAAACGCATTATTGAAACGATGAAGAAACCTATCGGTAAGGATTTTAGGGTCTCCTTTTAATGCGCTTGATACATTGGGTGCAGCTGCACCCATTTTCTCTGCTAATTCCTTTTGCGTGTGGAATAAGCCGTGGCTTTTCAAATAATCGAAAGCCGCATTAAACCTCTCCCTTTTGTCCATATTATGAAGTTTATTCTTAATATAAGTTAATAATACGAAGTTATATTCATATCTTCTTGCGTTATATGAAGATTTCTTCTTATCTTTGCATCACAATACCGAAAAGATATTGCGCCACGCCTAAAAGCGTGTGCGCAAATATAATAAAAAGGTGCTTAACAAGCAAGTATTTAACAAGTAAATAATAAAAATATGTGTAACAAGACTTTCAAACAGCTCTACGAGGATGAGAAAAACAAGGCAACCCCTGCACAATCTTTCATTGCCACGGTTGCCGACATCACCCATCGGAGCACGAACACGGTTAAAATGTGGTTGGTCGGTCGCCAAACGCCCGACGACTTGGCAAAAAGCATTATTGCGGACCACTTCGGATGCAAGTCAGAATCGCTGTTTCCAAACACTTAAATCGAAAAAGACGTGGGAAAGAAGATTATCAGAATTACGGCGCACCACAGGGATGCGAGAAAGGTTGTATCTTTCAAGGTGGATGAAGCCTTTGCCGAAGCACTTGCTTATATGATAAGGACACGCAGGGAACTCGTCTGCAATGGAGAAGAGTGCACGATGGAAAAGGACACATTCGAGGTTGAGGGCAATAACAAGGCTATGCACATCGACCTTGACATCCTTTCATCAAACGCGCAATTTTAAGAAACCAACAAAGGACACAATTATGAACAATCAGATTACAATTACGAACAACCCATTTACAATTTTCTATAACCCACTGTTCGGTGAGATACGGACGGCTGGAACAGCAGATAATCCTTTATTCTGCTTGGCAGATGTGTGCAAGGCATTGAACCTCTCGCAAGGTCATGTAAGAGAAAGACTTAACGATGGGGTCGTTTCAACCGAACCCATCACTGATAGCCTTGGCAGGACACAACAAGCAAACTTCGTCAATGAGGATGGCTTGTACGATGTTATTCTTGATAGCCGCAAACCCGAGGCAAAGGCATTTCGCAAGTGGGTGACAAGCGAAGTTCTACCCTTAATCCGCAGGACGGGTGGTTACATTGCAACAAATGCGAATATGACCGATGCGGAGATACTCGCAAAAGCCGTGCTGGTGGCACAAACCACCATTGAGAAGAGAAACGAGCGGATAAAGCTCCTTGAAACGGAGAACACCGCACAGAAAGCACTGATTACGCAGATGCAGAAAGGCAACGATTACCTCAATACTATCCTGCAAAGTAAAGGCACGCTTGCGACAACGCAGGTTGCAGCCGACTACGGAATGAGTGCGATAACATTCAATAAAAAGTTGAACGAAATGCACATACAGCGCAAAGTGAATGGTCAGTGGATATTATACAGCGAGTTTATGGGCAAGGGCTATGTGCATAGTCGCACTATCTCTTTTTTACATTCGGACGGCCGCCCCGACACAAGGCTCTGTACTGAATGGACGCAGCGAGGTCGCCTCTTCCTTTATGACACATTGAAAGAGGTTGGCATCTTACCGCTCATCGAAAAGACAGCTTAACGGAATAAACTAAACGGCTATGAGGATAATTACTAATTGGCGTTATCACGCATTGATGGCGGTTGCAACGGTTGCGGTGTTGGGCATCTGTTCCGTTCCACAATCCGACGGCTGGCAATGGTGCTTCGGAATGGTAATCTCTAAGGGCATCGGATGCGCTGCAGCATACGCATTCTATCGCATGATGAAGAAATGGCTCGGCAACGGCTCTATTCCAGAACTTGAAGAAATGGTAAAGGAGGAATGATTATGAGCGTGGAGGAAAGATTAGAACGCATCGAAAGGCTTATGGTCATCGGGGCAAAGAACGTGCTAACAACATCGGAGTTGGCTTTGGTGCTTGGCGTATCTACAAGCCGCATACGGCACTTGGTAAGCGAAAGGGAGATACCACATTACAGACAAGGCAACAAAGTCTTTTTCCGCAAGTCGGAAATCGAGGATTGGCAGCTTGCCCAGCGCATACCGACCAACGCCGAGATAAACAGCAAGGCAACGACACATATAGTAACATCAAACAAATATAACAAAAAGGCATTCAACGTATGAAACAGATTATCATCAAACAACTACATCTGACCAACTTTAAGGGAATGGCAGATTTGACGGTGAACTTCAATGACACCATTACAAGCATTTCAGGATGCAATGGAGTTGGCAAGACAACCATTTTTGATGCGTTTACGTGGCTGTTATTCGGCAAGGATAGCAACGAGCGCAAGAATTTCGACATCAAGACCTATGACGAAAACGGTAAGACCATCGAACGCATACCGCACGAGGTATCAGGCGTGTTGTCAGTGGACGGCGAGGAAATCACCCTTTGCCGTAAGTTCAACGAAAAGTGGACTAAGAAGCGAGGAACATCCGAGGAAGTATTCACAGGAAATGAAGAAGAACGCCTTTATAATGATGTTCCAATGTCGTTAAAAGACTGGAACGAAAAGATTAACGCCATCTGCCCCGAACAGGTTTTCAAATTTATAACAAATCCATTGTATTTCTCGGCACAAAAAACAGAAGTGCAGCGTACAATGCTTTTCAGAATGGCAGGCGATGTTTCGGACGAAGCCATTGCGGCGCGTAATGTACAATTCAAGGCATTGCTTGATAACATTACGGGCAAGACGATGGATGAGTACAAGCGCGAAATCAGTGCAAAGAAACGACGCTTGAAGACTGAAATCGAAGCTATACCCGAACGTATAGATGAGCGCAAGCGGGATATTCCCGAGCCCGAAGACTGGGATGCTTTGGAAAATAAACTTGCTACCGAAAAGCAAGAATTAGCATCAATAGATGAGCAAATCAATGACATTACAAAAGCATACAATGCAGCTAATGAGGAGCGTATGGAAATATCGCACCATCTTGCTGACGTCCGCAAAAAGGTACAGCAATGCGAATATAGTATCAAGGAAAAAGTGTATGCGGATTATATGGCAGAAAAGCAGGCACAGAACAAGCTATATCTTGAAGTTGAAGATAAGCAAAAAATCCGTGAACGTCTTATCACTAATGTAACATCTAACCAACAAAACCTTGATGCGTGCGAGGAAAAACGCGAAAAGATGATTGCCGAATGGCGCGAAATCAATGCACGCACTATATCATTCAACGAAAACGATTTTGTTTGTCCTACTTGTCATCGTCGCTTTGAAATTGACGAAATAGAAACAAAGCAATCGGAAATGACCGAACGCTTTAATAAACAAAAGGCAGCCGACCTTGAAGAAAACAACAAGCGTGGCAAAGCTAATAGCGATAAGATGAAAGAATATCAAGCTGCCATCGATGAAAGCAATCAAAAGATACAAGCAATCGAAGCCGATATTGCAAACTTGAAAGCCAATCCTTTATATAACAAACAGCTTGTTGAACCTGATGCAACACCCATTATCGAAGCTGACGAAGATTATAAAGCGCTTATTGTGCAATCAGAGGAATTGGCATTAAAAGTCAATAAAGAAATAGGTGCACCTGACTATGCAGAATTGAAAGACCGCAAATTGTTAATAGAAGCCGATATTGACGATACTAAGAAAGTGCTCGGTAAACGTGAATACATCAAACGCAACAACGCCCGAATTGCGGAACTTGAAAGAGAATTGCGTACGCAATCAGAGGAGTTGGCAAAGTTAGAGGGTATCGAGTTCACTATTCAAGAGTTCTCAAAGGCTCGCATAAGCGCCATTGAAGACCGTATTAACGGAATGTTCGACATTGTTAAGTTTAAGATGTTCGATGTGCAAATCAATGGCGGTGAAGTTGAAACATGCGAGGCTGTGGCATACGGTAAACCCTACTCGACACAGAACAACGCCATGCGTTACAACATGGGCATTGACATCATCAACGCAATCTGTAAGTCTGAACAGATAACGGCACCGATATTCCTTGATAATGCAGAAAGTATAAATAACATTATACCGACGGCATCACAACTGATTACGCTTTCCGTAACAACAGACAAAGAACTTGTAATCAAGTAATTATAAACATTATTTTTAACAATTAAAAATTCAAAGTATGAGTACGGAATTAAGAAAGCAAGAAAAGCCTGTGGACATGCTAAAGTCCATGATGCAGGCACCATCGGTACAGGCACAGTTTCAGAATGCATTAGGCAAGCACAAGGACATCTTTGTTGCGTCGCTTATCGACCTTTATACGGGCGACAAGTCATTGCAGACCTGTAATCCAGCGGCGGTGGTTGCCGAGGCATTACGTGCCGCAACAATGAACTTGCCTTTGAACAAGTCGCTCGGTTTTGCCTACATTATCGTGTTTAATAACAGCGTTAAACGTGTCGATGCGCAAGGGCATGAAGTCCTCGACCCAAACACACATAAGCCTGTCTATGACAAAGTGCCGACCCCGACATTCGTTCCTGGTTACAAGGGTTACATTCAACTTGCAATGCGCACGGGTCAGTACAAGACCATCAACGCAGATTTCGTGTACGAGGGTGAGTTGAAGCGTGGCAATAAGTTGTCGGGCGAAATCAGCCTTGACGGTGAGCGTAAGTCGGATAAGATGATCGGCTACTTCTGTTACTTCGAGTTGCTTAACGGCTTCAACAAGACCCTATACATGTCGGTTGAGGACATGGCATCTTACGCCTTGCGTTACTCCCCATCATTCAAAGGTAGATACAAGCCGACTAAGGAGCAGCTCGTGAAGCAGGCGCAATCGGGCGAAACGGGTACGGCTGTTGGGTGGAGCGGAAATTTCAATGACATGGGCCTCAAGACCGTAATCCGCCGTTTGCTCGGAAAATACGGCTATCTGTCGGTCGAAATGATGTCGGCCATGGATAAGGACGTTGAGGATGTAGCCACTAATGACCGCAACCAAGTAATCGCCGAGAACGCCAACGCTGTTGAGATACCCGTTGATGAAGCCACTTACGAAGAAGTGGATAAGGAAACGGGAGAAATCAAGCAGGTACAGGCACCAAAGGCACAAGCAGACAATGCTTCCGCCGATGCACCTGCATACTAACACAAAGTCAAGGAGGCAAAGGATATGGAATTGAAAGTTTTGGGTTCGGGTTCAAAAGGAAATGCGTACTTGCTGCGTGCCGACAATGGCGAAACGCTGATGATTGAATGCGGCTTGCCGTTCAAGGAAATCATGCGCGGTGTCGGGTTTTCGGTCAGCAGCGTTGTCGGTTGTCTCATCTCCCATTCTCATTCAGACCATTCCTTTGCCATCCACGACGTGCTAAAGTACGGCATCAAAGTATTAGCCATCGAGAATGTTTTCACGGCTAAGAACGTGAAAAATCGTGCTTTCTGCAAGACAATCGAACCGATGCACGGTTACATTGTCGGCGGTTTCAAGGTGTTTGTCCTCAATATGGCGCACGACGTGCCATGTGTGGGCTTTATAATCGACCATGCGGAAATGGGGCGGCTGTTCTTTGCCACCGATACAATGATGGTGGAATATAAGTTACCAAAACTCAACCACATCTTGATTGAAGCCAACTATGCCGACGAAATCTTACAGGAGAACATCGACAATGGCATTGTACCTGCTGCCATGCGTGAACGTCTATTACACTCTCACATGGAATTGCAGACGTGTAAGGCGGCTTTGGGGGTTAACGACCTGTCCGCCGTGAATGAAATCGTGTTGCTGCATCTAAGCGGCAATAACAGCGACCCCAAGGACTTCAAAAAGCAAGTTGAGGAAGCGACGGGAAAGCCCGTGTACGTTGCACGGCATGGTCTGAATATCACAGTAAACCTCAATCCATATTGATATGAAACAAATACCAAATGACATTATCAGCACATTATTGCGGTGCTTGCCGATTATCATTGACAATGTGGTTATACCGCAAGGAAACACACGAGTTTACAACTCCGTGCGACAAATAAAAATCATAATTAAACGATTAAGCAAGATAAAAAATGCTTGATGGATGGATTAAAATAAACCGCAAGATTACCGAGATGAAAGGCTATTTCGGAGAGAGGTTCAGTAGGGTTCAATGTTGGATTGACCTGCTGCTTCTCGCTGAATGGAAAGACGGGCGTATGTTCTACGTTAGGGGCAATAAGGTAGTCGTGAACCGTGGCGAGGTAGGCATTTCAGAAACGGAACTATCGAAACGATGGGGCATGTCAAGAAACACTACACGGGCACGTCTTCAAGAGATGGTTGATGATGGAAGAATCGAGCAAAGGAAATCAAAAACGATAACCATTATCAAAATAGTTAAATACGAAACCTACCAAGCATCGGGTACAAGCCATTGCGCAAATAGTGAACAACAACAAAATAATATAAATTGCTATACGACAAGTGATTACAAACAGACTGAACAACAGACTGAACA